GTGAAAAATATATTCTTAAATATCCATGGTCATCTACCAATCAAGATGTTTGGGGTTTGAATACTAATTTCAATATTCAAAAATACAATCCTAGTGAAGCTTTTTTTGGGTGGCACACAGAGAGATCTACTATGTCTGATCTAGTTGCAACGAGACATCTTGTATTCATGACATACCTAAACACAGTAACTGATGGTGGAGAAACTGAGTGGTTTCATCAACAGATTAAAATACAACCACGTAAGGGATTAACAGTTATGTGGCCAGTAGATTGGACACATGTTCATCGTGGTGTTCCTTCCAAGACACAAACTAAATATATTACAACGGGATGGTATACTTATAAGATACCTAATTTTGATTACACTCAATATAATGGAGCCTGATGAATCTTAATTATAATTATTGGTATTTTCAAAATGCCTTTTCTCCAGAACAATGTGACCGCATCATCAAAATGGGTATGCAGGAAGATTTTGAGTTGGGAGATATTAATAGAAATAAAGTAGAAAAAGTAAAAGAAGAAGAAAAGAAAGATTTATTTAAAACAAGAAATTCACATATCTCATGGATAGATCAACCTTGGATTTATAATCTTTTAAAAAAATATATTGACGCTGCTAATGCAGGTGCAGGATGGAATTTTCAGTGGGACTGGACAGAGATGTTACAGTTTACAAAATATGATGTTGGTCAATTTTATGACTGGCATCCAGATCAGCATCACTACGTTTATCCAGAGGATGACACTAATGAAAATATGAGAGGAAAGTATAGAAAACTTTCTACAACATTACTACTAAATGATCCTAAAGAATTCACAGGAGGTGAGCTTGAGTTTCATTTCAATAGAACAGAAACTAAGGTTGCTGAAGAACTATCAACTAGAGGAACATTAGTAGTGTTTCCTGCATTTGTATATCACAGAGTTCGTGAGGTAACAGAGGGAACTAGATATTCTCTTGTTAGTTGGAGCATCGGAGCACCATTCAGATGATTCATATCTCACACATTAATATTAATGATGATTTTGTAGAAAGGATAATTGGTTTTTTTAAAGACAATATCCTAAAAACATACACATGGGATGAAACAAGAGTTCTTAGTATGGACAAAGGAGGGATTGGTAAATACAATTTACCAGAGACATATTATGAAATTCTTGATCTTGCTAAAGATGTAAAAAGTAAAGTAACTGACAAAGAGTTTTCTGTTCTACAGAATGTTGAAATTGTTAAGTATCCATGTGGTGCTTGTAAAGTATTTCATAAAGATAGAACAAGAAAAACCACAACAGGAGCTTCAATAACATATTTGAATGACAACTACATTGGTGGTCATACTGTTATTGAAGGTATAGATGTTCAACCTCTTTCTGGAAGAACAGTTTACTTTGATGGAATGGAATTTCGTCACGGTGTATCAAATGTAATTAAAAGAGATAGATACACTCTTTCTATGTGGTATGGATTAGATAATACAATGCCTTTAAACAAAGATTTTTTGGAGATTTAAAATGGAAATTATTGACAATTACTTAGCACCTGATCTATTCAATATTGTTCAGAATACTATTCTGTTATCTCAGAACACACCATGGTTTTTAAATACTGATGTCTCTGGTCATGGAGTAGAAAAACATCCATATTTTACTCACCTTATGCATCATGATCATAGAGCAAACAGTAATCACTTTGATCAATGTATTGTTCCTATCCTATTCATGTTTGGAGCAAAAGCATTGTTACGTGTAAAGGTAAATTTATATCCTAGAACTGAGACTCTATATCATTATCATGATCACTATGATTATGATTTTGAACATAAGGCAGCAATTCTCTATCTTAATACTAATGATGGATATACAATTATTGGTGATAAAAAAGTAGAATCTGTTGCAAATCGTTTGCTAAGGTTTGATGCTACTCAAATGCATCACAGTACTACATGCACAGATCAACAGTACAGAGCTAACATTAACTTTAACTATTTCTAATGGCAAATCAACTGTTGAATATCAGGAACAGTTACAAGTTTCCTGAGTATATTGATATAAAAAATATACCTGATACCAGAAGTATAGAGTATGGAATCAAACAAGTGTTGTGTGAGGAGTTTGGTATTGTAGGAGAGGTTGATAATATAGAAAAAATATCTGATAATAAGATATCATCTAATGGTAAATTTACATCTGTTGTTTGTTTAGACACTGGAGATTTACATTTGTATGCTCTTGATGTAGAAAACAAAGAAGTGGGTTTTGAATTAATTCCAAAGGTGATGTATTTTTCAGATGCCATTGTATACCGATGGAAAAACATAAAGGAGATTGATGATGTCAGATTTGACTTTTACTAAAGTAGCTGATTTACCAATAGTCCACATTCAAAATTTTTACTCTCCTGATGAGTTAGAAAAAATAATGAATGAATTAGAATATTTGTATAGTATTGATAGGTATAAAGGTGCAGAAGAGGATGGAGGACCAGGCACAGCATACGAAGATGGTAAAGCACTTAAGGTAGGAAAAGGTCTACATCTAAATGTTGTTTATGACGATGTTAAGCAATCTGATATACTGAATATTAATAGAAAACTATTTGATAAAAATTTAATGGATAGTCTGATGTACAAGCATCCATTTTTTCGTTATCTATGGAGATCAAATAGAGATGAAACTAAGATTCATTACTTTGAAAATGGAGATCATTATAGACCTCATACAGATGATTGTGTAATCACTGCTATTACTTGGTTTTACAAGGAACCAAAAATGTTTACTGGTGGTGATTTGATCATTGAAAAAGCAGTTAAATTCCCATGTCTAAATAATACTACGGTGATATTTCCTTCAATTTTATATCATGAAGTGACAGCTGTGGTAATGGAAAATCTTTCTGGACTTGGAAGATATTCTATGAGTCAATTTTTGTATATGTAATTATGAGTCAAGTAATTCAATTTGAAAACGAAGAACCGAAAACTATTTTTGCTCCAACATATAAGTTCTACGTATATGAAGGAGAAGTAAAAGTAAAAGATATTAGAGATACTATTCTTTCAAAAGAAAAAGATGTAATTAATTCTCATCAATATGAAAGTGATTGGAATACTGGTCTAGGTAAAGACAGTATGACGTCTAGATCAAGTAGCTATAATTTACTAAACTGGGAAGAAGCAGATCATATAAAAGATATTATTAGGAACTCTCATGACAATCTTATTACCACACTAGATCCTAACATGTGGGAAAATAAAATATATGTTCAGTGTTGGGCAAATGTTTTAAGAAAAGGACAAAGAATTAAACCACATCAACATTGGACTAGTAAGTACACATATCTTGGTGGTCATATTTGTTTAGATGATTATGATACTCATACTTACTATATAAATCCATATACTAGAAAAACATTTGACACTAAGAATGTAAAAGGAAAGGTATATTTGTTTCCAAATTGGTTAGAACATTATACTGATACCTATGAAGGTGATGACGTTCGTGTAACAATAGCATTTGATATTATTACACAGACTGTATATGATGAAGATATTTTTGATAACAAAAAGGATCACTGGGTACAGTTATGAACACCAAACAAATTGTTGAAGCTATCAACTGGGTGACTAGGGATACTCCAATCATGTTTGATGTTACTGTTACTACACCTCCTGATGATTTAATACGTCAAAGAGCACAAGACAACTACAACAGAGGAAAACCAAATTCTCTAGACAAAGAGTATTATCTTTCTGATAAGTGTAAGTCTGTAATTGTATGGAATGTTTTTAGTGATGTTGCATACGATTATTATTATAAGAATAATTTTTTACCTCAAATTATTACATACTTGAATACGAGATATGAATATAATTTTGGTTATGATGGTTATAATCTTAACCGCAAACAATTTGCTATTAGGTCTGGAGCTGCAACTCTAGCAAAACCATCACTAGCATTCCATAAAAAATTTGGAATGAATTATAAGATTGATCTTATCTTTACTAATGCAGAGTTTGAAGATTCTGTTATAGTAGAAGGACAACCACACTATGAAAATTGTGAGGGGTGTGATGCTCCATGTGAAAGTAAATGTCCTATGGGTTGTAAGATGGATTTTGATTTAGTTGATTGGGAAAAGTGTGCAAACTTTGTAGACGTTCCTGAGGCTTTTAAAAATCTTGATACTATCTGTAGAATATGTCAAGAAGAGTGCCCATACTCAGAAGACCTTAGAAAAGAAATTTTATCTATAGATGTAAATTATGGAGGTAGAATAAATGCCTGAGTGGAAATCATGGAGATCTAATCCACCAAACAATCACTTTGCTCCAGAGTTTTTGGTTAACATGTGGTTTGATTCTATTGACTTAAATTTAATTGACAATGTATTAAAGGTAGTTAAAGACAATGAAGACTTATACAAAAACGATCAATGGGAACACTACAATGTTTTCCAATGGGAAGATACGTGCATCAATGATATCAAAAACATTATCAAAGTTTCTTACTATGACTTCTGTCGTAAGATCGGGTGTAAACAAGAAGAAGCTTGGATAAGAGGTTGGGTATACCCACAAAAACAAGGAATGGTTTTAAAAAGACATTCACATGCCATGCATGAAAATGCATACATCAGTGGTAATATCTGTCTTACAGAAAATAATACTACCACTGATTATGACATCCCATACCTAGGATGGTTTACAACTGAAAATGCAAAAGGTAGAATGACATTGTTTCCATCATGTCTGCCACATGCTGTAGATGAATTAAAAGAAGAAGAAAGATATTCTTTAGCTTTTGATTTGATTACAGAAAAAGGTATGGATTTTTTCTGGAACAACAACGGAAAGAATTGTGATCCATTATTACTAGCAGTAGAACTATGAGACTAAATGAATTTTTTTGGCATAATGGATATTGTGTCATTCGTAATTTTATTTCTGAACCAGAGTATTTAAGTATACTTCCAGAAGATCTTTATGCAGAGAGACATATTGAATATCTTTATGACGGAACTTTAGAGGGAGACTATAAAGAAGAAGCACAAGTAAAAGGATCTTATTCTAGAACTTGCTTTCCTCCTCTAAGACAGTTTCATCAGCAGATGAAGAATCAAATTCAAAAAATGATTCTTCCTCCACATCAACTACATCCAACTTTTTATTTTGATAGGATTTATTATGCTGGAACAGAATTAGAACCACATAAAGATTGGG